GTTTTTTTTTCATTACTTAAGTATAGCCTGATTTCTGATACTTTTTCTCTATACTTTTTTATAGCTGCTTTCTGTGCTGGGGTGTATTTACTCATTTTATAACCTCCTTTCCCGTATAGCTGATAGGTCAGCTTTTTAATTATAAATCAAAAGCCTGAGCTGCTTCGCTTTCAGAAGCGCCGCTGTTTAAACAGGTCGTGTATCTTATAAGTTGTCTTTCGTCTTTTATCTCTCTTATGCGCTTTAATGTTGGCCAATCAACCAAAGCACCTACACAATAGGCTTTATCCATAAGGACTTCTACCTCTCTAATTTTTGTCAGAATTTCTTCCCATTCTTTTTGAGAATATGTGTGTGCCGGAGCTTCTTCCATTTCAATCTCGATACATTTTAAATGGTCATACATCGAATAAAGATTAAAGTGTTCACTATCGTTTACCCTATACTTTTTCATTTTAAAATCCTCCTTTTATTTTTGCTTTAATATTTGCCGTACTCATATGCGCGGTATTCCATTTCTTCAACTTTATCTTCTGTGCATCCATTTTCTAACAGCCAGTCTTTGTAGAATTCAATTGCTTCTTCTTCGCTCTCTGCCTCGATATAGTCGCCTGCCCAATTGTCGAAAATTTCCGTATAATATTCTCTGCTTTCAACTATATATTTTTTCATTTTAAAATCCCCTTTCACTTTTTTATTTTTTCTGTGTTTCTATGGACATTATAATCTATAAGGGTATAGATTTCAATAGGCACAATTAACAATATATATCCTTATAGATTGTGCCGGTTTAATAGGGAGCGTAATTTATCCAGAAATGTGCTTGAATAAAAATAATGGATAGATGAAGGAGGGGAGAGGATTGGCCGATAAGAGAAGGACAAATTATCCGTGGAACGACATTAAAATGGCATATATAACCGGAACGGAGTCAACGTATGTATTGGCTGATAAGTTTAATGTTCCCCGAGGAACGCTATCTAAAAGATCAGCTAAAGAAGGCTGGCCGAAAGAAAGAAAGAAGTATCAGAAAAGCGTAGTAGAAAAAGCCACGAAGAAGGCGGCGAATAAGCTATCTTCAAAATTGACTAAGTTACAGATCGCAGCGGATAACCTTGCAAATGAAATGGAAAAGAGAACATCTGATATGAAGGAGTGCACGTCAAAAGATGTATTGGACTACACGAAGTCAGTTAGGGAGCTGACGGCTGCTATAAGAAATCTGTACGAAATTCCAACAGCAGCAGAGAAAGAGGCTCAGAGGATCGCTTCTGAACGCCTGAAGCTGGAAAAGGAGCGATTAAAATCGAATGACGGTGATAATAGTGTGACCGTTGTGTTTGAAGGTGGCGAGGATCTGAGAGAGGGGGCGGCAGATGATGATATTGAAAATTCCTGATCCTAACCCTAAACAACGCCTCTTTATTAAAGATAAGCATAAGCATATAGCTTTCGGAGGTGCAAGAGGCGGTGGAAAGAGCTGGGCGGTAAGATTGAAAGCGAAAATATTGGCTATGGAATTTCCCGGCATTAGAATGCTGATAGTCAGAAGGACTTATCCGGAATTGGTTAATAACCACATTAATGTCTTGCGAAAAGAGTTAATTGGTGTAGCTAAGTATAACGATAAAGACAAGGTTCTTAAATTTGTAAACGGCAGCACTTTGAACTTTATGTACTGCGCAAATGATGCTGATCTCGACCGCCTACAGGGTGTAGAATACGATGTCATATTCTTGGACGAGGCAACGCAGCTTTCAGAATTTCAGATGAAAAGTATTACCGCCTGCGTAAGAGGTGTAAACAACTTTCCGAAACGTGTGTACTACACCTGCAACCCCGGAGGACAGGGACACGCCTATATTAAGAGATTGTTTATTGATCGCAAGTTTAGAGAGGGCGAGGACCCGGAAGATTATAGCTTCATTCAGTCCCGTGTGACAGATAACAAGGCTCTAATGGAATCGCAGCCGGAATACATTAAGCAGCTGGAAGCCCTTCCGCATAAGCTGAGGGAAGCTTGGCTTTTCGGTAAATGGGATATATTCGAGGGGCAGTTCTTTGAGGACTTTGTGATTGGTGATAAAGAGGCGCAAAAGACAAGGAAGTTTACTCACGTCATCGAACCGTTTGACATTCCCCGTGAGTGGAACATATACCGCAGCTTTGACTTTGGTTACGCTAAGCCCTTTTCCTGCGCTTGGTGGGCAGTGGACTATGACGGTCGCTTGTATAGGATATTGGAACTGTACGGCTGTATGCCGAATGAACCGGACACAGGTGTTAAATGGCCTCCGGACAAGATATTTTCGGAGATTGCAAGGATTGAGAAGGAACATAAGTGGCTTAAGGATAAACAGATCTTCGGTGTGGCTGACCCTGCAATATGGGACGCCTCTAGGGGTGACAGTATAGCGGACATAGCGGACAAGTATAGAGTATATTTTGAGCCCGGAGACAATAAGAGATTGCCCGGCTGGATGCAGTGCCATTATAGACTGCAATTTGATGAAGAAGGCATACCGATGATGTATGTCTTTAATAATTGCAAGGGATTTATCAGAACGATTCCTACACTGATGTATGACGAAAACAAGGTGGAAGATGTGAACACCAAAATGGAAGATCATATAGCAGATGAATGGCGTTATATGTGTATGGCAAGACCTATCAAACCTATTATGGCAACGGAAGATGAACCGGTTATGTTTGATCCTTTGAGCACAGATGAACCTATAGATAGATATGAATACATAAGGAGAATGTAAGTAGAAAAGGAGTGATAATGTGGCGAATGAGTTTTTTAAACGTCTTAAGTCTGTAGCTATGCAGCCGTCTGTTATGGAATGGCAGCAGCCGCAGCAGGTAATAGGCACAAAAGAAGTTGCAAAGGCTGTAGAAGTGCTGAAGAAGTACAAGGACGGAAAGACTAACCTTGAAAAAACCATTGTCGAAAATGAGAAATGGTACAGGCTTAGACACTGGGACGTATTTAAAGGCACAACCAATAACGGAAAGAGAAAGCCGGGAGACGAGCGTCCGGAGCCGGCCTCTGCTTGGCTGTTCAACAGTTTATCTAACAAACACGCTGACGCAATGGACAACTACCCTGAGCCGAATGTGCTGCCGAGAGAAGAAGGAGACAAAAAAGATGCTGAAATGTTGTCCTCGATTATTCCGGCCATACTTGAAAGAAATGAATTTGAATCCACCTATTCTAATGCGTGGTGGTATAAGCTCAAGCACGGTGTAGTTCCTTATGGTGTGTTCTGGAATAACACCCTTGAAAATGGCCTCGGAGATATTGACATTAAACAGCTGGATATACTCAATATCTTCTGGGAACCCGGTATAACTGATATACAGGATAGCCGAAATCTGTTTATATGCTCTTTAGTTGACGATGATCTGTTAAAACAGAACTATCCTCAGCTTCAGGGTAAGTCTACAGGAAAGGTAATTGATGTTACACAGTATGTATACGATGACACGGTGGATATCAGTGATAAGAGCGTTGTTGTTGACTGGTATTACAAGAAAGCAGAGAACGGAAAGACTATACTTCACTTCTGTAAGTTTGTCGGAAATGAAGTGTTGTTTGCTACTGAAAATGACAGGGCAAACTATCCTTCCGGCTGGTATGCACACGGACAGTATCCTGTTGTATTTGATGTTCTTTTCCCTGAAGCAGGAACGCCTATCGGCTTCGGCTATCTTGGCATTATGAAAGACCCTCAGATGTATATCGACAAACTGTCTCAGGTTATCCTTGAAAATGCCGTGATGAACGCTAAAGTGCGTTATTTCTCAAAAGAGGACGTAGGAATTAATGAGGACGAGTTCTTAGATTGGTCAAAACCGATAGTACACGTCAGAGGCAGCATAGATCAGGAGAGACTTATTCCTATTTCTATACCTACAATGCCCGGCAATGTAATGAATGTTCTTGAAATGAAGATTGATGAACTGAAAGAAACATCATCGAACAGAGACGTATCTCAGGGAAGTTCTTCCGGCGGTGTTACTGCTGCCGCTGCTATTGCTGCATTACAGGAAGCCGGTAACAAGACAAGCCGTGATATGATAGCTGCCTCTTATAGGTCATACACAAAGATTAACTATATGATTATCGAATTAATCAGACAGTTCTATGACATCAACCGTAGTTTCAGAATAGTGGGCAAGAATGGAGCCTATGAATATGTTACATACAACAACAGTGCTATAAGCGGTAAGCCTCTTGCACCGGCGTTTTCAGGCGAACAGCAGATGCCGGGATATAGCCCTGCAACAAGAGTACCTGTATTTGACATTATGATTAAACCTCAGAAGCGCTCAGCATATAGCAGAATGGCACAGAATGAGCTGGCAAAAGAGCTTTACTCCCTTGGTCTGTTTGAAGCTGAAAGGGCACAGCCGGCTATGATCTGTCTTGATATGATGGATTTTGACGGAGACGACGAGATTAAACAGAAAGTACAGCAGGGGCAGACCTTAATTAACATCATTACACAAATGACACAGCAGTTAAATGTTCTTTCTGCTGAAAATGCAGCCTTAAAAGGTATGACGATGCCTCAAACATCAGTAATGGAATCCAATGCACCAAACGGTGGAAGGCCTACAGCTGAGCAGAGAGACAGCCAGAGTGCAAACGCACAGAAGGCAGCTATGCAGAACACAATGACACCTTATGGAGAAAAACTGGCACAGAGATCAAAGCCGGATATGAATGAAAACAGGAGGAAGGGCAATTGATTAAAATTCAGCTGAAATGCGATAAATATGATGATGATAATGCAAAATGTATACTCATAATGGACGGACACGCCAATTTCGCTAAGAAAAATGACATAGTGTGTGCCGGAGCTTCAGCTATAGCATATAGCTTGTTAGGATTTCTTGATAACTACTATCCTAGATCATATAGCCTGTTGATAAGAGATGGATACTTAAATGTTGAGTGTGTAGAATATGGATCTGAATTACAGGTCGCTTTTGATGTGATATACATAGGACTGTTGCAGCTTGCGGCACAGTATCCAGAATGTATAGAAATTAATAAACTGGGAGCGTAATTTGACTGTTGAAATGATATAACCAAATTGCAGCAGTAAATGTTAAACAAATTTGTGTGACAGGGACGAAAGATAACGTAAAACCGATAACCTCCTATTTACAACTTACAAAATCCCAAATCGGCGGTAGCTGCAACCGCCGATTTCCCATAAAAGAAACTTAATAATATATAGATTGACACTTCGGAGAGACGATGAGTAAGGAGGCATTTATGCTTAAATTTAAACTTCTTGATGTAAACCTGAGACTTTTTGACGGTGCTGCTGGAACCGGTACAGCAGGCACAGGAGAAGGCGGAGCAACAGCAGGATCAGAAGGAACATCAACACAGGCAACGGCTGAATTTTCAAAAAAGAACGGGAGCAGCCACCGTTCAGGAAGATCAACGGGCGATTTGAGTAATGTAATATACGGCAAGCAGCCGGAGACAAGCCTTGACGCCGGGGGTAAGACAGATGTATCAACTACATCAGATTCGCTTGAACAGAAAAGGCAGAACTTTGAAAAACTGATAAGCGGTGAGTACAAGGATATGTTCACTGAAAGAACACAGGCCATTATTGATAATAGGTTCAAGCAGACAAAAACACTGGAAGGACAGATAGCAGCGCAGCAGCCAGTTATTAATATGCTTATGGATCGTTATGGCATTAGTGACGGTGACTTAGGAAAGCTCACAAAAGCCCTTGAAAATGACGATGCATACTGGGAGGCTGGCGCAGAAGAAGCAGGACTTACCGTAGAGCAGTATAAGATGGTTCAGAAATTGCAGCGTGAAAATGCTGAGCTTACACGCTCTATGAGAATGAGACAGGGAGCCGAACAGGCTAATAGACAGGTTGCAGAATGGAACAGGCAGGCCAACGAAGTTAAAAACATATATCCCGGTTTTGACTTTAGAACTGAGCTTGGAAATCGTGACTTTGTTCAGATGCTTAAGAATGGTATTCCCGTACAGAAAGCTTATGAGATCTCACATTTTGATGAAATAATGAATGGAGCTGCACAGACTGCAGCAAAAAACGCTGAAAAGAATACGGTAGAGAAGATCAAAAGAAAATCTTCAAGACCTGCTGAAAATGGAACATCATCTTCCAGTAGTGCAATTGTAAAAAGTGATGTTCACAACCTTACGAGAGCTGACAGAGCTGAGATAGCTAAGAGAGCAGCCAGAGGGGAACACATCGCTTTCTAATCAAAGAAGGAGGAAAGATGATATGACAGATTTAATTTTAAAACTCAGAAATGTTAATCTTCAGCTTTTTGCTGACCTTAACACAAACGTCACTACAGATGCCGGACTGTCAGATGAAATGAAGGTATTCTACAGTGACTATCTTATAGATATGGCAAGCCCTAAACTGGTACACGATCAGTTTGGACAGAAGCACCCTATACCTAAAAACGGCGGTAAGATAATCGAATTCAGGAAATATGACCCCTTGCCTAAAGCATTAACAGTGCTGACAGAAGGCGTATCTCCTGACGGACAGAAACTTACAATGGGTACAATCAAATCAGAGGCAAGACAGTATGGTTCTTACATAACTCTTTCTGATGTACTCCTCTTAACAGCCATCGACAATAACCTTGTTCAGGCTACTAAGCTTCTTGGTAAACAGGCAGGAGAAACACTTGATACAGTTACAAGAGAGGTATTGAACGGCGGTACTAACGTACAGTATGCTGAAGGACAGGTAAGCTCAAGAGCACAGCTCAACGGTGGATCTCAGACAGCCTCAGAAAACCACTATCTGACTGTAGATGCCATAAGAATAGCGGTAAGAACCCTTAAGAACCAGAACGCTGAGAAAATCGGTGATAGCTATGTATCAATCATTCACCCTGACATAGCATATGACCTTATGTCTGACCCTGCTTGGAAAGATGTCAAAGACTACGATCCTGACGATTGGTACAACGGCGAAATCGGAAAAATAGCCGGAGTTCGTTTCGTTGAGACTACAGAGGCGAAAATCTTCAAGAGCTCTAACCTTACAAGTGGTGCTGCTACTCTTACTGTTAAAGGTGAGGTAACAGCAAAAACTGTAGTTCCTGTAACAGAAGCAATCACAAAAGATGATGCTTTCAAAATGGCAGGCAAGCAGATCACTATAAACAGCGCACCTACAGTATATACTATCCTTTCTGCAACTCCCGGAGAAGCTGGATCAGCTTCCATTACAATTGATAAAGAAGTAACGGCAGCAAATACAAATCCTATTGCTACTGTAGGCGGTGGTAAATCTGGTAGAGCAGTGTATTCAACTCTTGTGCTTGGCGATAACGCCTACGGTGTAACAGAAATAGAGGGCGGTGGCTTACAGCATATTGTTAAACCTCTTGGTTCAGCAGGTTCAGCTGACCCCTTAAATCAGAGAGCAACAGTAGGCTGGAAAGCTATCAAGACAGCTGAAAGACTTGTCGAGCCTTATATGGTTAGAATTGAGACTTGCTCAACATTTGATAGCCCTGCAAACTAACGATATACGGTTGGAGTCATTCTCCAGCCGTTTTTTAGAATGAAGGAGGATTTAATATGGCTACAAGAAAAACCGAAAAAGAAGAAGTAAAAACAGTTGAGACAGAAAATATCGAGGCAGTAGAACCTACTGAAGAAGTTGTTTCAGGTGAAATAAACGAAGAACTTATAAAAGAGCTCGTAAATGCGAAAATAGCAGAGATGATGGAATCGGCAGAAATTAAGTCCAAAGAAATTATCGAAAGCGCAGAAAAGAAAGCAGCTGAGATAATGGAAAAGGTTTCTGAAAAAACAGAAGGTAAATCTGCATTATCTGAAGAAAACAAAAAGATTAATGCAGAGCTTGAAGAACGTGTTCTTGTCCAGTTATTTAAAGGCGATGGGAAATATGCTGATGATGTATATTTAGCTGTAAACGGAGAGAACTGTGTTGTGAAACGTGGTTATCCTGTAGAGATCAAAAAGAAATTTGCAATTCTTCTTGAGAACTCTTATCAGCAGGACCTTATGGCTAAAGAATATATGGAGCAGAAAGAGAAAGAGTATAAGTTAAATGAAAAAGAGTATATGTAAGAGGTGGTTAGATGGGAACACAACAGCAGTATAGGGGTAAAAAATCTAATATTCCCAGACTTCTCGAAGCTCAGTTTGGTTTTTGCACCGATACTAAGGAATTGTTTATCGGTAGCGACAGCGGAAATATCCCTGTTCAAAAGAAAGCCGATGCTGTTGCGCCTCTTGATTCTACTGCTACTCTTGCTGATGTTATCAATAAAATAAATGAAATCTTAACGAAACTTAAGGCAGCAGGCCTTATGAATTAAGCAGCAAAGGAGTGGTAATGTGGACAGAACTATAGATATGTTCGTCAAAGCAAGTTATATACAGAAGAATAACAATCTTGGCGGCGTCCGTGGTGAAGGTAACGTCACTACCTTGCATATTATATTCGATGATAGCTGGGCTGGAATGGCTAAGTCTATAACTTTCTGGAACGCAAAAGGTGAAAACCCTGTTAAAGTTCTTCTCACCAATGACAAATTGGTTGAGATAAGAGAAAGCCTTTTGGAATTTAATGTTCTCATTCCTGCTGAACCGCTTGTTTTTGAAGGAGATATGATCTTCGTCATTGACGGGTACATAGATGGTAAAAGAGCAAGATCAATGCAGGACACTCTCGTAGTAGAACCTGCAATGACTACTAATGAGCCTATAGAGCCTACACCGACGCAGGCGGAGCAGTTACTTGCCGCAATAGAAAAGATACTTCCTGAAATACAGGCTGAAGTAATTAAGGCAACAGAAGCAGCAGCACAGGCCGAAGCCTCAGCACAGGCCGCCGCAGCCTCAGCCGCAGAAGCGGAGGGGCACTCAACAGCTGCAATCGCAGCGCAGAAAGCCGCCGAAGCTGCTCAGGCGAAAGCAGAAGCAGCACAATCGGCAGCAGAGACGGCACAGTCAAAAGCTGAGACAGCACAGACAGCCGCAGAGACAGCAAAAAAAGCCGCTGAAACGGCTAAGTCTGGTGCAGAGACAGCAAAGACCGGAGCTGAGACAGCACAGGCCGCCGCAGAAGCTGCGCAGACGGCAACCGAACAGATTAAGACAGAAACTCAGCAGATTAAATCTGATACCGAGAAGATTAGATCCGATACAGAAGCCATTAAGAATGAGGCTCAAAATGCAAAAGACGCTGCCGCTCAGTCTGCCGCAAGTGCATCAGCAGATGCAACAGAAGCAAAGACACAGGCTGGAAATGCAGCGCAATCAGCAACGGCGGCAGCTGGTTCGGCTGTTGCAGCAGGCGAAAAGGCACAGGAGGCAACAGACGCTTCTGTTCTTTCAAAGTCTTATGCCGTTGGTGGTACCGGAACAAGACCGGGAGAAGATACTGATAATGCAAAATATTATTGCGAACAGGCTCAACAGATTGTTGGTGGTGACTTCGTAACTAAGGTTGAATTGCAGCAGACTATAACACCTATTACTTCAGCTATAAGTGATCTTGAGGCTGATGTTACTGCCAATGAAAATGCAATTTCAGGCCTTAATACAAAGGTTGCGGCCAATGAGGCGGCTATTTCAGGTCTTAGCGCAAAAGTTACTGCCAATGAGACATCTATTTCAAACAATGCTAAAGAAATAGCAGCAGTCAAAGCAAGCGTACCTACAGAATCAGAACAGCAGGGCTGGAACAATAAGGTCGAGAGCATAAATGGAAAGACAGGTACAACGATAACCATTAATATGTCGGATATAAAAATCATAGATGATGTAACTGGCAAAGAATACATTTTTGGCATCAGTAATGGCGGTCTTTACTACAAGGGGGTAACAGAATAATGGCAGGAGAAATATTCATTGCAAGGCAGGACACTTTGGAAGAAGTGAAGCAGACTGTCAATGAGATTGACACAAATGTTGATACAGTTAACAACACTACTTCAGAAACTAAAACACAGACAACAGGTATTAAGGCTGATACCGACGGTCTTAAACTGTCAACAGATAGTATAAAGCAGATAGCAGACACGATACTTGAAAGAATTGGTCTTACCACCGATGTGGGGGGGCAAATACAGGTACAGTACTTGGCAAGCTGAATGCCTTATTTAGTTCTGGCGGCGGTATATCTGGATTTAAATATACACAAAAAACAGGTTCTTTTACATACAAAACAACATCGTCTGGAATTTGCGTTGGAGAAATTAGAGGTGGATATACAAATAGAAGACCATCACTTACAATAACCAATGGCTATTTATTAACTTTTGTTATGACAGGATATGAATCATTTGAAGTAGCAAATAAATTTATTGGTTTTTTTACTCCAAATGCGAATATAAAAGGAGCTGGAGACGACAGCTTTGATGTAATAAATGTCAATTTTTTTGAATTTATTTAACCACACTTAAAATCTCACGAAAGGAGGGATGCTGATGGCAGGAGAAACATTCATAGCTCTTGAAGAAACGTCACAGGAGATAAAGACAGCTGTTGAAGGTGTTAAAACCGATGTAGCAGAAGTAAAAACAGATGTTGGCGGTGTCAAAACTGACACAACACAGATACTTGCAAAGCTTGTAGATGGAGAGGCGGTGCAGTTTTAATGTCAAAAGTGTTAATAAATGATACAACTATGACTGATATTGCAGACGCTATAAGGTCAAAAGACGGCTCTAGTGCAAAGATGTTGCCTAGCGAAATGGCTGGAAAAATACAAAATATACCAGAAGGAGAACAAAGATTAATATGTAAAAATATTACAGTTAGTGCTAATACTTCTTCTAAGGTAGTTAAAGGCAAAGGTTATTTAGCGTTAGCAAATACAAATAATTTAGATAAAGTAAGAATAGATGGAAAAGCTGTATCAAACATATTTATAACTTATAAAGATGGAACTGAGTTTGAAAACTACAACCCTAATTATTTTAAATTAAAATTCGAAACTAGTTGTACATTGCCAGGTACGAACTATGAGTCTTCTAGTAGACGAAGTCAAAATATTGCTGTGACAGGAGAATATACAAATGTTACATTAGATGGGAATCCATCTTTAGTTTATATAGGGCTTGAACAAATTCAAGGAATAACAATTCAAGGAAAAGGATATGCAATAATCAGTGGGTCAGGTGGACAATATGGAAATTCAAGCCTGCCTGCTTCGATATTAATCGATGGGACAAGCGTTACAAGTGCGTCTAGTGTTATAAGAGAAATACCTATAAGAATTGACTTTAATGAAAGTTTTTATGTCCCAGTATCAAGTAATAGCTTTTATATAACAGTATATGTTTGGAATTAAAAAATTAAGGAGGAATGAACAATGAGAAAAGTAGTAGATTTAATTGAAAAACTTAACGCAAACGAGGTAGCACTTTATCTTGACAAAGGTGGTCTTATGCACGCAGACGACCACGCAGACCACGCTATGCAGAGTGCAGTGGGACATATTCTTATAACAGATGAATGTGAAGCGGAAGGCGGTATGCCTATCATCAACGGAGTAAGAGTTGAAGTATGGGGCGCAGGCTACGGATATGTATATCTTTCAAAATATAAGAGATCAGTAAAGACAGCTTATAATGTATCAGAAAAAACATTACATATTGATGATTCAATGAAACTTGACCCTATAAAGCTTCCCAGAGCTGTACACGCAGCATATAGAAAAGCCAATGAGTTCTATATGGCAATTCTTGACGATAAAGACGAATAAAAAGTAGGACGGATAAACCGTCCTACTATATTTGGAGGTCAATATGGCAGAAACAGTAGTTGTGGCTCTCATAAGTGCAGGTGCGACTCTTATAGTATGCCTTATCAATAATGCATTTCAGGCAGAGAAAGCTGAAAAACAGCGCAATGAGACAATAGCTCTTATTCAGTATAAAATAGATGAATTGTCAGATAGAGTGGATAAGCATAACAGCATAATTGAGCGTACATATAAACTTGAACAGAGAGCAGCGGTATATGAAGAAAAAATGACTGTAGCGAACCACAGGATAGATGATTTAGAAAAGAAAGGGTGAAATAAATGGACTTAGGTTTTTTAACGGAATATGTTATGCCATTAATACTCGGTATATGCCTTTGTGTAGGATACATAGTGAAACACATCATACCTAACGATGAAGTCAATCGTTTCATACCTCTTATTATGGGTATACTGGGTGTAGTTCTTAATGTATGGATAAATATGGACTTTACTGCTGAAATCCTTTTAGGAGGACTTTTCAGCGGTCTAGCAAGCACAGGACTTCATCAGATATTCTCACAGTTAATCGCAGGTGGTAATAATGAGTAAAACTTGTAGGGACATAAATGAATTAACGCCGACAGCACAGAAAGCCTGTCGGCTTTTTTTAAAAAAGTGTGAAGAAGCAGGATTGAAAATATTCATAACTGAAACATACCGCTCTCAGGAACGTCAGAATGAGTTATACGCACAAGGAAGGACTGAGCCCGGCCAGATAGTAACTTGGACATTGCACAGCCGCCACACAAGCCGCAGAGCGTGGGATATAGCTGTAAACGGACCTATACTCTATGATGTTTCGGTAATAGAAAGAGCCGGAGAAATAGGAAAACAGCTTGGTATTACTTGGGGAGGATACTGGGATACGCCGGACAAGCCTCATTTTGAAGTTACTGAAGATTGGAAAGCGCCTGAGGAGGTGGAAGAAGTGACACAGGAACAGTTTAATCAGATGATGGAAACATACATTGCAGATAGAAACAAGAAGCCTGTAAGTGACTGGGCAAAGAATGATGTTGAAAAAGCGAAAGCAGCAGGAATTACAGACGGTACAATGCCGCAGGGATTTGCTACAAGGGAACAGGTAATATCTATGATTGCAAGAGCAGTTGAAAAAAAGGAGTGATAGTATGCCTACTATCAATGAAGTGATAGAAAGAAACGATAAGATAAAGCCTAACGCTTATAGTAATCAGGTAAAAGCAGGCTGGCTGTATCGCTTGGATAGCAGGATAAGTGCTGATATTATGCACACTGATCCTCCAGCTGAATATAAATTTCCAGAGGACGGGGACAAGACACTTCTTGTCCCTGAGCCCTATGATGAATTATATGACTATTATGTTCAGGCTATGATTGATTTTTATAATAAGGAAATTAATTCATATAACAATTCAATGGTTATGTATAACAGCGCAGTTCAGACTTATGCAAGATACTATATACAGCATAATGAGCCGCCTTCTTATTATAATTTCAGAAGCATTTTATAAAAGAGGTGATAAAGAATGAATTTACCTCAATTAACAATAGATAACAGTGTTGCTAAGCAAAGTATTATTAATTTTCTTGGACTTAACTATGGAAGATTAACGACAGATGGAGAGCTTGAAGACTGCGAGAATTTATCTACTGATCAATTTCCTTGTCTGTCTCAGAGGAAAAGCAGAAAACAGATAAAGCAGTATAAAAGCCCTACTACTCTTTTTTCAAAGTCGGGGCTTTTTGTAATAGACGGAACTGACGTTTATTACAAAGATGAAAAAATAGGAACTGTCACAGAGGGTAAAAAACAGATGGCAGCGTTAGGAAAGTATGTTGTTATTTTTCCGGACAAGAAATACTACGATACCGAAGAAAAGAAGTTTGCAAGTATGGAGGAAGTCTATACAAGTAAAGCAGGACAGATAACATTTGCTGCCACTTCTTCTGATCCAGATGATCCAATTAAGTATGCGACAATAACTACTACTGGCGCAGACTTTAATTTCAAAAAGGGTGATGCAGTTGAAATAACCGGTTGTACTGTAAATCCTGAAAACAATAAAACGCTTGTTATAAGAGAGGTAGAAAATAAGGTTCTTAAATTCTACGAAAATAGTTTTACTTCCGGCAAGGAAACGGCTGCAATAACTATAAAACGCTCTGTACCAGACTTAGAGTTTGTATGTGAGAGCAACTATAGATTATGGGGCTGCGCAAAAAACACTATCTATAGTAGCAAGTATGGAGATCCGCTTAACTTTCAGGTGTTCGATGGTTTAACAAGTGATAGTTACTACATCGATGTAAGTAGTGACGGGAATTTCACCGGCTGTATTCCGTTTACAAGTTTCATTTGCTTTTTCAAGGAAGATGTTGTGCATAAGATATACGGCACAAAGCCCTCGAATTTTCAGGTGCTTACATCGAATGTTTTCGGAGTGCAGGCAGGCTGCGAGCGTTCTATGTGCGTAGTGAATGAGACGTTATATTATCTTGGCAGAAATGGAGTGTATTCATATACAGGAGGCGTGCCAGAGCTTATATCACAGAGTTTTGGAACAAAGAGGTTTATAAACGGCTGTGCCGGAAGTGATGGGAATAAATATTATATCTCTATGAGTAGCGGACCTGAAACAGCTATATACACCTATGATATAGAAAAGGGAATATGGCTTAAAGAGGATAAAGTATCAGTAATTGACTTTGCTGACGTAGAAGGAGAGTTGTACTACATAGATGAACAAGGCTGGCAGTATAAAGTTGCAGATGATAACACCTATGAAGTTATTAAATGGAGTGCAACATTCTGTCCGTTTACAGAGCTTATAAACGAAAGAAAGGGATATTCTAAGTTAAACTTTAGAATTGAACTTGCTCAGAGTGCGTGGCTTAAGATCGAAGTAAAAACGGACAATAACTTATGGCAAACGGTATATACAACTCATAATGAGTATGCAAAAACCATTAATATACCTATTTATCCAAACAGATGTGATAAGTTCAAAGTTAGGCTTTCAGGAGAAGGAAGCTGTGTAATACAGTCATTTATCCGAGATTTCTATGTCGGAAGCGAGGTGTGATACACAATGATTTTTTATAAACAGCTGGACAAAATAGATCCCAGCGATCCTACAAAAGCATTATTATCAATGGAACGCCAGATAAGATATATACAGGATCAGCTTGAGTATACTCTTACCAATTTAGACAGTAGCAACATAACGGAAATTGACACAGATATAACAGATATAACAAGTCCGGGCGATACAGATAGTATTATCGGACTGCTGTACCTTACAGGAAAAAATGGAGAAGTATTTAAAGTTGGATTTGACCCAACTGTAAAGGGATTTGTATTTGCGTTATCCGGAAAAAACGGAAAACAGTATATGTATATGCCTGCAAATGGCAATTTAATAATTTCAAAAAACACATCTATAACAATAGACGGTGGAGAGTGGTGAGGTGATTTTAAATGGCATCAATTACAATTACAGCTAAAGAGCGTGAAGAAAGAAGAAAAGGCGGCGGCAGTAGTAGTGGTGGCAGTATAGGAAGTAGTTTAAGTTCAAGCAGCAGTACCAGTTATGACAGAAATACTGACTACGCCAATCTGATTGACGAGGCTATAAAAAACGGCGCCAGCAGAGAAGTTATTGACGATCTTAATAGAAAACGTAATGCAAAGATAGCCGGAGAGGGCTTGAATTATAAAGGCTATTCCGATGATGATATTGGCGGACTTATAACTTCTTATTCAAAAACAGGAAACACCGGAAGTAAGAAGTTTAATCCGACAGAAAATGCTATGGACGCTCTTAGGCGTGCTTATGGAATAACAGATCCTACAGTAAACCCCTTCAAAGACTTTAATGTAAATGTAGACTTTGACTCCAAGATAGCAGCGTTACAGCAGTCCGGAGCAGATCAGGACACCATAGATGCGATGATACGGCAGAAGGAATATTCAGAAGGTGTAAGAAATGGTACTGTCATTCCTTATGGATATGGTATTGGAATGGGATATGGAAATAGAAATGTAGCATATAAATTTAATTTAAAAGATGGAAACTCCGTTTTTGTACCTTTAAATGCTACTAATTATAGAGATGCTGCAAAAGCAGCTGGCATAGATCTTGATGATATAAAAAATATGCAGTCATTAACATATGGAACCGCTTCATCTTCGTATGCAAAGCCCGGATATGGATTCGGAACTATAATGGGTCCGAATGACTTCACAACAGAACTTCGTAACAATGATGAAGATGGACGATTATTCAATATGAATAATATGCAGCTTGCTTTTTTAAGCGGTCGTGATGGAATGGAGTATTTTGACCCTGATATGACAGGTGGGTATACCGGTAATGGCTTAGTTAATGCCTATAACAAGGGTAAAGAATTTGAAGGCTTAGGACAGGTTATGGGCGGTTCTACAGGATATGACCCTATAGGCTCATATAACGATGCAGACCTTCCGGCAGAGGCACTGGCGCAGATAAGAGAGTGGCAGAAACAGTATATGGCTGCAAAAGCCGAATATGATAAGACAGGTAGCTTTGACGCTTATCAGGCTATGCAGAACGCACACGCAGCGGCAGAAAGTATCAGAGCACAGTATGGATATTCGGGCGGCATAGACGGATCTGCATATCTCGGTTGGGGTAATGGCAGCTGGAGCGGAAGTGGAACATTCCCCGGAGGCGGTTTCCCCGGAGGAACATATCCCGGTATGCCGGGGTATGGTTCAAGTCCTTTCCCTGAATATGACAGTCCATATCAGGATACAATAGATGATCTTCTTGATGATCTTTTAAGCTATGATGAATTTGTTTATAAGCTGGAAACCGATCCGTTATATCAGCAGTATCGCTCACAGTATCTTAGAGAAGGGGACAGGGCTCTTAATGATACTTTAGCCGCAGCAGCCTCAAGTGCCGGAGGAATGAACTCTTACGCAGTTTCAGCTGCGCAGCAGGCAAATAACTATTATACTTCGCAGCTTAATGACAGAGTTCCGGAACTTTATCAGATGGCTTATGAAATGTATCTTAAAGACTATGAGCGACAGCTTAATAATCTTGGAGTGGTACAGGGACTTGAAGATACAGCGTACGGCAGATACCGTGATAATGTTGGTGATTGGTTCAATAACCGTGATTTTAACTATAACGCATACATTAATGATCGTGACTTCAATTATGGTAAGTATCGTGATTCCATAGAGGACAGTAGATATGATACCGAGTGGGAGTATAACGTCAGCGCAAATGATAGAAATAATGCCTATAATCAGGCTATGAGTTTCCTTGAAATGGGCGTAATGCCTTCTACTGATATTCTTAATAAAGCCGGTATAAGCGTAAACGAGGCTCAGAATTATATCAGTGCTGTATTAAGCAGCAGAACAAAGAAATCGTCAGGAAGTTCAAGATCAAGATCAAGTTCAAGTAAAACGAAGAAGAAAGATAATGACGATGAAAAAGACAAGAGTAATTCTGTATTTAATGGAGCCGACTCAGATGCTTTTTATGCTATAACACAATCTGTACGCTCAATGTATAATCGTGGAGTTTCAGAAGATGAAATAGCAAATTATCTGGCAGATAGAGTTGAGAAAGGAACTATTTCTTCATCAGAGGCATTTAGAATAGCAAAAAATTATGGCGTTGATTTATAAACGAGGAGGTTTGTTATGGCAAGCGGAAAAGAACGTTTAAAATCTCTAATTTCTGAAAATGACAGACAGGAAGCTGAAAAAATAATTTCAGAACGACACGGTATATATGAGTATGACTATGACAAAGAAGGATTTGTCAAAACTGACAGACAATATAGTACTGCTAGAAAACAGGGCACATTTGTGCCCTCTAGCGGTTTACAGAAGGCTTCAAGAAAAGGAACAGTAAATACATACACCAACTTTAAAAGCTTCAGCGAGAGAAAGAAAGAGGAAGAAGAAAAGAAGAAAAAAACGGATAGATATTCCGGGCTTCAGAAAGCAAGTACAGCAGGAACAGAAAAGTTATATACAGATTTTTCAAAGACATCTAAAGAAAAACCGAAAAATGATATATGGGAAGGTCTTAAGAGAGCAACTATAGCAGGAGATCCTACTCCTACAGCTGAAGAAAAAGATCGTGCTGAAAACTTTTTCAAAGGCGTCGGAACGTCTATTGCTGCCACGGGTCCTACTATGTGGAATTTAATTAGCCAAACAAGAAAGGACTGGAAAGAAAAAGTAGAAAGAGAAGGCTTACAGTCTGCATTATCTGAAATGGCTCGTAATATGGATAACCCGGACTATACATTTGGTGAACCGTTAAGCAAAGATTCAAAAGGATATAAATTATATCAAAAAGCAAATGAATACTTTGCAAAGTCGCAAGAAGGACTTTCTCCTACTGAACAGTATATGTCACAGTTAGCTGCTTCTGGCGCACAAGTTTTATCTACATTACCGCTGTCAGCTTTAACAGGTTCGCCTTATCCGACATTAGCTTTAATGGGGGCGAATGCAGCTGCATCGAAAGCGAATGAACTTACAGATCAGGGAAAAACAGCAACAGAAATTTTAGGCCGTAGCGTTCTTTCAGGAGCTATTGAGACGGCTACTGAGAAGATTCCATTAGATGAATTATTCAGCATTGCTCGATTTGGTGGAAAGGGAATATTAAAAAGTGCTTTAAAACAATTTGGTGTTGAAGGATCAGAAGAATTATTGTCTTACATAATGAACTATGCTGCTGATGTTGCAAATAATGATGAAACTGCTGACTTTTCTCTGAAAGAGGCTTTTCTTAATTTTGCTGGTGGCGGTTTAGTTGGATCTGCTCTTGGTGCAGGAGCTTCGTATTTTGGAAGTTTTAATCAGGCTACACCGTTTAATGTGAATGTAGGGCCCGGCGCTGTAGGCGGCTTAATCGGCAGCGCTGATCAGGGAACTTCTTATAGCGATATAGGAAAAAGAATAAACGAAATAGGTGCGCTTGATGGAGTTGTGAATATCGGTTTGGAAAATGACATTGGAACAACAAGCCGCTCTATGTCAGAGAACATCAATGCAAGAATTGAAAATGGTGAAATCATTACCGATGAAGAAGTAGGACGCCTCTATGAAGAAACTGTTAAAGACTTTGAAACGAAAAAGTCTGATTCAGTACAGCCAATAGATGAACCTATAAACATATCCACAGAAAGTACAAACGATTTTGTGGATAATACAGACGAAATAAATATTCCGCAGGAAAATTCGGTTATATCAGATGTAGTTGATACACCTATTCAGAATTATGAGCCTGAAATTTCAAATCTTCCTGCTATATCTGAAGAATATCAGTTCAATATAGACGATATATTGCAGCAGACAGCTAATGAAATGATTGCAGCCAACAGAGCTGATGCAATTAATAAAATAGAAAATTCTCAGAATGAAATTGGCGAAAATGGTGCAAAAGCTTTAAGGACATATTATAATGATTCATATAACTTCGATGATTATTACAATGGTTTTATCCGCTATTATGAGGCCGGTAAAGTCGGTTTACCTATTGAGCAGGTAAATACATTGTACGGAAACAATATTGCACCAGAGGTCAAATATGCAGCCTATATGACGGGTATTAATGATGCACAGGCAGAAGTGTCTGTTAAAGCACCAGTTAAAACATCAATTGAAACATCAGCAGAAACGCCAGATATTATTACGAATATCAGCGAAACTGCAGCGCCAGTTATAACTCCTGTTACAACACCAGCTACAACAAAAAGTAGTCCTAAAAAGAAATACAAAACAATAAAAACCAAAAAATCAGATTGGAACTCTCACTATGTGGAATGGCATACTCCAAACCAGAAAACTCCTGTTGCATATAGTACAGTTGCAACAAGCGATATGATAGAGGTTCTTTCTGAGGACAACCCTACTGCTACGATAAAAGAAATAAAGAATTTAATCAATTATGATCCAGAGGCCAAAAGAGTGTTGCAGCAGTATATTGAAGCTGGATACGGAGATGATATAGCTTCTGAATTTTTCTCTCGTGATAATAAAGTGAGTGCAAAGGAGAGTGCGGAAAATGGCAAGAGCAAGTTGGCAGAAATTTCTGACGAAGGAAGAATACAACAGTCTGACATATCCGGGCAAAGTAGAGGCAGACTACTGGACAAAGTTCCTTCCGAAAATGTGCAGCCAGATGAAGGAAGAAGGAACATTGTATCAGACGTTGAAAGAGGACGGGGAGAATTATCTGGACTGGCAGATAGAAATGATACATCAGGGATTGGCACAGGACGGAGCGTGGGAAGTAATCAAAGAGCAGATATACAGCCTTCCTCCGGAGAAGTAAGCTCTGCTGAAACTCTTTATAGAGAAATAGGACCTAAAAGATTAGAGAGTTATCTTTACAAAGATCCGCTTAATTTAGACACACCTTATGGAGGAATATCGAAAATTTATGTGTCAAAGTCCCGTGAACTTGCTATTGGTCAGGGTGACAACAAAGGTATTATGCTCGAATTTGACGGCAAAGATGTTCCTCTTATAAAAGTAAATAAACCTTTAAATCCTGATGATGGTGAATTTATTGTTGATGATGGATCAAGAAGTTTAAATTTGATGCAGGACTATCTTAGAAATAACCTGAAAAGAATTACTATAAATAAATCTCTTATAGGAGAAGTTACTGCTGAAGAAGTTAATAACAATAAACAGAGAGCCATAGAAAAGGCTGCACTAAATAATCGTGCTATTAGAATGCTCCGTGCTAAGGGTTGGTTTGAAAGTGTAAATTCTGATGGTGACTTAGTATTTGAAAACCCCAAATATTTTGACAAACAGACTGAAACAGCTGCACCAAAAGAAACAAAAGCACCTAAAAAGAAACCGGCAAAAAAGAAATCTAAGGAAGTTGAGCCGGCAGAAACAGCAGACACAACTACACAGGAGACAACAGAGGAGATAACTGTTGAGGAGCAGACGAAACAGGAAGTTGAACAAAAGTCCGAATTAGCTACTCAGGAATTACCTAAAGGAAATAACTTTGTTATTCCTGAAACCGGTCTTAATCTGCCTAGAGGTGAAAAGGCAAGATTTAAAGCGAATGTAGATGCCATTAAAACTCTTAAAAACATAATGGCCGGAGACCTTACTGCAAGAGAGAGCGAAGGTGACGGAGACTTTGCATTGTCTGCTGCCGAAATAAAAGCTATATCATCAGGCAATCCTCTCATTATTGAACAGTTTGAAGTGGCTGCCGAAATATCAAAGCTGGAGACATTGGAACGTGCTCATAACAAAGAAGTATTTGACGCAAAGAAACGTATAAGACAGTCTATGAGTGAAATAGCCTCTGACGAAGATCTTCTTTCAAGGTTAAAAGAGGATTTATCCACAAGGCAGGATACAACCGGAGATAAATTCAATATCACGATAGAGAAGAAGTCTGTAACCGATAGAAAAAAAGCCGGTGAAATGCTTATAAAAGAGGCAAAGGCATATATAAAACTTGGGCCCGAGGCTGAAACTATTAAAAATATAGGTAAGTTTGCAGGCTTTGAACTGTATGTCACATCAAAAGGCGATGCAATCATAAAAGGCAAGTCACAGTATCGCTCAAAGATAAATATGGACTCTCCTGTAGGTACTATACAAAGTCTTGAAGCAGCTGTTAAGCGTATTGATAAGATTGTTGATGATGTTGGAATGCGTTTATCAGAGAATAAAAAGAGTATTGATAAGCTTAGAAAAACAGCTGAATCTACTTTCGCAAGGGCTGATGAACTCATAGAGTTAAGAAAGCGTAATGCTGAGATAATGGCAGAACTCAATCCTCCGGAGCAGAATAACGCAGATATGATCGATGATGAAGATGCTTCTATTGATTATAAGAGCAGATCATACGTTGATGAAGATGTTGACTATTCTGTTGATACATCGGAAAAACCAAAGCAATCAAATTATGCTGATCAGTGGACAGCCAAAAGAGTAGGTGACACAGAAACAGCACCGAAAACTCTTTCAGAGATAGTAGCTAAATTGCAGCACGATTTTGGTGTAAATATCACTACCGGACATATTCGTGGTAATGGTGTTCGTGGCCTTTATAATAGATCAAATAAGGGTATAAAAACAAAGATAGCAAATGATATTCCAACTATTTCTCACGAGCTTGGCCATTTCATTGATAAGAAATACAATATTATAAATGATGATTTAAGCAAGGAGCTTGAAAAAGAACTTGTCGATAACCTTGGTGCTGAAATGAAGGAAGCTTACGACAAAAAGAAATGGAAAACAGAAGGTTTTGCAGAATTTATGCGTAAGTTTATGCAGAACCGTGAAGTGACTGCGATTGATTATCCTAAGTTCACGAAGCATTTCCTTAATTCGCTTGACGGTAAGGATCAGGCTATTTTGTTACAGTTTGCCGACGATATAAATGCTTATTATGCGCTTGACGCTGATACCGCCACAAGCTCAGTAAGGTTAAGAGAAGAAAAAGCGTTTGATGCAAGAACAACTTCTGAAAAGATTAAAGACAAAGCAAGTGTATTCTATCAAGCGTGGGTAGACTCAAACTATGGAATAAAACGCTTTGACAAGGCAACAGGATCAAACGCCTATACACTAGCCACTAACTCTGCATATTCTGATTCAGTAGCAGGACAGGTTATAATCGGAGACTTAACTGATATAAACGGTAAATATGTTGCACCCGGTCTTAGAACAGTATTACAAGGAATAAATCTTCAGGATAAGAATGAGTATAGATTGTTTGGAGAATATCTTCTTGTCAAGCACGGTCCGGAACGTCTTGCGGAAGGAATGAGAGTTTTTGCTGATGATCGTAAAAATTCCACTGCCTTTATGGAAAAAAGAAAAGCGGAACTTGAAGAACAGTATCCTGCTTTTAAACAAGCGTCAGAGAGATTATATTCTTTTATAAATGATTTCTATGAGACTTGGGCAGTTAAAACAGGCCTTATATCTCAGGATACTCTTAACAAATGGAATGATCGTTGGGAATATTATGTTCCTCTTAATAGAGCTGTTGGCGATAAAGGACTGGCAGGAGCGAAAAAAGGTTTTGCAAATCAGAACAGCACGATAAAAAGAGCGAAGGGAAGCGGCCTTGATGTTGTTCACCCTGTAGATAACCTTATCAATAATATAGTCAATGTAGTTAATGCTGGTACAAGAAATAATGTAATGGTACATATTACAGACAGCGCAGAACAATTGCACGCAGACGCAAGGTTTATCGAAAAGGTATCAGCACCTTTAAAAATACAGAAAGCTGATTTAAGAGGTGTAAAACTTAATATCAGCAATAAGATTGAAGAACTTGGTTTAAAATCTTCGGATCAGGAAGCTGTTGACGAAATTGTCTCAGGAATAAATGATATTCTTATTCAGTATGGACGAGGTAAAGCTTATGGTGACGTCGTTACTGTTTTGAAGAACGGAGAGCCTGAATACTGGAAAATAAATGATCCTCTTTTACTTTCCTCGTTAACAAATATGGCTCAGTCTAAAATGGACGGAATATTAGATGCTTATGCGATTATAAGCCGTTTTATGACATCGAATATAACGGGTAATAATGCCGTTTGGTCTATATTCTCAAATGCTCCTCGTGACACTATGGCACTCTTTACATATTCTATATCTAAAAATCCAATTGAGGTTTTTGGTGCGATTTGTAAAGCGTATATTAATAAAACAAGAATGTCACTCGGAAAAGAAGTTGATCCTCTGTATAGAGAATATCTTGCAATGGGCGGTGGCAGCACAAGTGCATATACCGCAGATAGAGACCTTGCGAAACGTGCCCGTAAGTCATTCACGGGTAAAAAATTCAGCGCAAATCCTTTAGACTGGATAGCGTTTGTAAGTGATACTGTAGAAATGGGCCCTCGTTTTGCAACATATAAAATGCTGAGGGATAGAGGAGTAAATCCTCAGGAAGCGTTTTTTGGTGCTATGGATATAACTGTAAACTTTAGACGTGGTGGACGTTATGCAAGGCAGCTTAATAAAGCAGTTCCATTCTTTAACGCAGGAGTACAAGGACTTGATAAGTTTGCACGATGGATAAGTGCAGATGATATTAAAGGATCGGGACGTAAAAAGGCGGCAGCATATAGAACTTTTGGCTTTATAGCTGCAAGTGCAATCTTGGCAGCCATAGTATATGCTCTTAATAATTCTGATGAAGAAAAGGAAAAAGAGTATGAACAGCTGTCCAATTACATCAAAAACGGCTTCTGGAATATACCTTTAGGAGACGGAAAATATTTTGCTATACCAAAACCTCGTGAACTTGGTGTTCTTAGCTCTTTCATTGAAAGAACTATGGAACGTACAATAGGTCAAAACGAATATGCGTTTAAAGACTTCTATGGATATGTTGCAGAAAACTATCTTCCTAAAATTCTTTCCGATATAGCTCAGGTTGGCGAAAATGGTTTAACTGAAACTGGAATGAGCGTGCTTGGCAACTTTGGTCTTTTTGGAATAATTGCATATATGGGCGCTAATAGAGATTTCCTCGGTAGACCTATTGTATCTGGTTCGCTTGAAAGACTTGAGCCGAAACAGCAGTATACAAACCGTACAAGCAAGATTGCATATTGGATAGGACAGGCTTTTGATGTAAGCCCGACTAAGGTTGACTACTTCTTTAATCAGATGCTTGGTGGCTGGTGGAAGTATCAGAAAGCATTATTCCCGATAGACGAACAGTATAGAGATTTCTCTCTGGGAGTTGGTAATACATATATTAAAGATAATCAGTATTCCAACGATCTGACTGACTGGCTCTACGATAAGGCAGAAGAAAGCACTACTGCTAAGAACAGTTATCCAAACAATATTGATAAGGCTATAACGGCTAAAATGGATAATTCTATGAAGGACTTCTATTCACGATACTATCAGTTGGCAAAGGACAAGCCGGAAACAGATCAGAGCAGAATAACACGTCAAAAGGTCCTTGATATGATCTATGATTATAGAGCTGCATCGGACAGCGGTTATTTTGGTAAATATGTGGAACAGGTTAAAGAGTTCTGTAAAAAGGTCGGAGACGAGAGTTATCTACCTTCGGTTATGCCGACAGAAATTAAGGACGGCAGGGATAAAAAACATCAGCTTACAGATACGCAGTATGTTGAGTATCAGGAGTTATATAATACAGAGTATTGGAACTTAGTTGAAGATACTTTTAAGAAAAGTGCTTCCGAAAAAAAGAACATTGTTGTCCTTAAAAAGATCGGTATAGTAGCACAAGAAGAAGCAACAAATAAAATGCTTAAAAAAATGGGGCTTCCGAAAACGGGATATGCCGAAAAATATAAAGGTATAGACAGTGACGATGTTGTAGACTTTATGACGGCTGCATATCTTGCAAATGAGGATGGAGGACTTACTCAGAAAGAATCAGCAGATATTATTCTTGATATGGATCTGAATGATGAAGATAGTTATACACTGTTTTTCAGTCAACACGATGATAGCAAGAGAGCATTTGAAGCTTATGATGCTGGAATAGATGCAGATGACTATTTGTATTTTATTAGTGCTACAGACGGTGTGAGAGCTGATAAAGATGAAAATGGAAAAAGTATTAATGGTTCAAAAAAAGAAAAGATAATGGATATACTTGATGATATGAATTTAAGCGATTATGAATACTGGACATTAATGGAGCTTGCCGGTTATAAAAATCCTTATGATGATTAAAAAATTCCCTCTCTTTTGAGAGGGAATATAAGTATATCATAAGACACAATCGTGTTGTATTTCGTGTTGCATTTTATATTTTTAAGCAATAATTTTTATTATTTTTTCTAATTTTTATTGATATTTATAATTATTGTTTATAAAAAAATGCTGTAAAATCAAGGTTTTTAAAGAACCTCATAAATTAGCGGTTTTTATTAATAAAAGAAAATTGGGTTCAAGCCCTGTTAACCGCAGTTAGGGAGCCCCGAATTTTCGGGGCTTTAATAGTAACAGGGCTTGAACCGCAGGTATTGCGAGAAAAATAAAATATGCCGGTGGCATATTTTAGCGAGCAATGCCCGAGCCAGTATAGGCGAGGGAAGACAAGTCAGAATGACGCAGCCCTGTTAAGTGCAGTAAAAAAGCCACGAATTTTCGGGGCTTTATTTTTGTATAAAGAAAAACCACGCGATAGTCGCGTGGTTTGGTTTAAGATATTGTTTTATAGTTTTAATTTCTTTTGACATCAGTTTAATTATTTGAGTAAACATTGTCATAACGGCTCCATAAAAATCTAAACACAAATGATGTGCATATTATAATACGTGGTTTCGGAACTATTTAAAATCAATTTGTCTCATCGCTGGATTGTGAACTATAATTATCATCAGGAGTAGATACTGTATTAGAATCATTATTTAAAGTCTCTTTGACAGTATCAGCCTGCTGAGTATTGTTATTGCTGACGGAAGAATCTGTTGCATTAGAATTGATATTTTTGTTGTTTTTATTGTTTTTTGGCATTCCGATGGCAACAGCTATTATACCTAGAATAACACCTATTATACAGCCGCCAATAACTTTTAATACGGGACTGGAAGAGGTATCTGAGCTTACTGTATTCTGTATATTGTCAGTATTTTGCGTATTGTCAATATTCTGTATAACGTCTATATCAGTAAAACTTATACTTTCAACGAGGTTTTTTAACAAATCGTTATATGTATCAAGCTTTTCGGGATTATACATATTTAAAGATATGGATATGTTTTTTCCGTTTTTTATTGTATAGTATGTGGTTGCATATATTTCATTTGTAGTACCGTCAAGATAATAATATATTGTATCATTAACCTCGGTAATCTTGCTGTTTTCTTCAGAAATACCCATTTCATTTAGCATTTCTTCATAATCACTGCTTCCAACCATACTATTAAAATCATTGTATAATTCGTCTTCAGTATAGTTATCAAAATCGTATACAGACTTGCTGTAGTCATTTTCTTCTATTCTGATATATATTTCTGCTAAACCATCAATAGATATAGCATCAAAATATAAAAGATTTTCCTGAACATATTGAGAATATGTTTCCGTAGATGTACCAAAAAGGTCTTCGAAGATTATTAAATCGCTGTTACTTACAAGTTCTCCGTTAAAAAAAATAAAGTCAAAATTATCCGTATCTACTGCAAATGACATTCCGGCTTCCTCTATATTATAAGTCTGAGGCATAGAGAAACAGGTAAAAGAAAAAACAAAAGATAAGATTAAAGAAATAATAGCTGTTTTTTTCATATAGAAATTCTCCTTTATATAACCGTACTATTTACATCAAATTAAATATATATCCATTGAAATAATAATAGACAGTATCGTAACAATTTTTTTTGATTTTCCGAATAGTTATTTTTTAATATGCCGGTTACGCTTTCTGAATTATCAATAAGCTTAACATCAGATAATTCAAGTTCATCAGCTTTTATGTCATCGGTAATAACCTTATTGGCTATACTTTCATCAAATTTTATTCTTTTAGTTTAATTTTTAATATTGCTGATATCTGCAATGCTATTTAAAGGGGGCTCTCCATAGTTGTTTGCTGTTTTATCTCCATCTTTACAAAGTAAAACAAGCAGTATAATACATCCGATAAATGGTATTAAACAGAGTAAAATCCACATTCCAGATTTATTTATATCGTGCAGCCTTTTAACCTGCATTGTAAACGCGGGTAAGAAAGTTACTAAAGTATAGGCTGTAAGTGCTGCGTATGTAAATAATACTGTATCGATATTGAAATATACCCCTACAAAAATAGGGATCATAAAGAGCAATACATATATAAGAATTATAATACCAACAAATCTCCAATAGTCACCAGATGATACTCTGCCTTTAAATGATATATTTTTAAAGGCATTAATAAAACTTTTAATAATAATACTCCTTCCTTGATATTTACATTGTATTTTTTTAATGTACTGTATTTAAACAACACAAACCAGTATTGATCCTACGGCCCTTCCTGTGTTATGCGGGAGGGTTTTTTGATTTATATAAAGTTTGTCGGAATAAAGCTAATGTTTGTATATTTTGCCGATTTTTAACTAAATCCTTGTAAAACACGAACATTTGTTCTATAATCAAATTACCACTTAACTATTGCCCCTCGGAGGTGCCCTATGAATTACAAGGAAGAAATCGTCAAGCTTATAAACTCAATAGATAATAATGATTTTAGATTGAAAATCATATTACGTTTTATAAAGAAAATGATTGGCTGAGGAAACTCAGTCATTTTTTATTTGTCCCATTGCTTTTGCTACTTGCTCTAAAGCTTCCCAACCAGATTCATCTAGTTTGCTTAACATACCTATATATCTCTTTTTAAATGAATCGCTTCTATCTTTAAGAAGATCTCCAACAAAGTCAGCAATTTCTTCTTCAAGAGTGAGATCTTTAAATGTATTTCCTCTACCTTCTTCTATCCACTCTTTATTGACACCAAATACCTCACAAATAAGATCAACAAACAGTGGCTTTGGCTCTGTTTTGTTTAATTCTATATTTGTAATGGCACCTCGTGTTACGCCTAATTTCTTTCCAAATTCTTCTTGAGAAAGTCCTAATAACTTTCTTAACTCTTTTATTCTTTCGTTCATTTTTTCACCACCTTTAAGGTTATTATACCATTTATATGTGTATTGTCAATACAAAAATACGGAGAAATATGTTTTAAACGTATTGACAATACGAAATAATATGATATACTGTATTTATAATACGAAAAGAGGTGATGATATGACTGACAAACAAAAAGAAGTTCTCGAGCGAGTATGTAAGGCAATAGAGCCACTTAACGACGATCAGCTCGAGGATTTCCTCAAAATCGGTGACGGAATGATAATAATGCAGAATATTTTACTTGGCAATAAGAAGGACAAGCATAATGAGGAGGCGGTTTAAGGGGGTGAGTGAATGATAGAGTTTATAAAAAATACGCTTAAAGATTTTCCGGAAAGACATCCGTATCTTCCGCTAATACTTTCGATAATTGCTTTAATAAAGACAATAGATAAAGTCGGCTAGGAGGCATTTACAGTGAGCTTAGAAAAAAATATAGCGGAATACATAAAACAAAAGGGGATAAAATTATCTGCCATATCGAGAAAGACAGGTATTTCATATTCTGCCTTATATAGCAGTTTAATGAGCACAAATAAAAATAGAGAGCTAAGAGCAACAGAGTTTATTAACATTTGTCAATTTCTCGAAAAGGAACCAATGGACTTTATAGGCAAAGATATTAAATAAAAAGGACAAGAACTAATAAATAAAAATCGTCAGCGGTGGTTTCGCTAACGACTTTATTCTCAATTTATACCCGAAGGCGCTGCATTTATAAGCGTCAGTCTGACTGCCTTTTTCATGTGGGGCGAGCACCTGCCGGTTTAAAGTATGGCGAGTACTTGTAGACTGCTTTATAGCTTATAAAACATACAAAACCACTGCACGTTTCTTTGCGTCAGCATCACTTTACAGTTTGAGTTCTGTTAAAAGAGTTTAAGAGCCTTACGCATCAGCTACGCATGAACGTTTCGGGAACAGGCAATTGTAAAAATTCGCATGAGACTAAACACGCTCCTTTTAATAAATTGCCTCGTAAGGCAAAGATATTTTATCACAATGACAAAAATATTTCAATTATACAAAACTTGTGGGAATTGGCAAAAGAGAATGGATTAGACAAGGTGGAGAGCAGAGAGAGGAGGAAATATAAATGAAGATAACCCCTGAGATGGTGGGCCGTGAGTTAGGCGTAACGGCAGCAACGGTCCGCCAGATGATGGATGATGGCGAACTTAAAATTGGAAGAATCGCAGGAAGTGACAAACGAAAATCATATGTTATTTTTCCGAAATTGTTATATGAAGAGACAGGAATAAAACTGGGAGGATATGAGCCTGTTGCAGAAGTAAATTATACAAAACTGGCAGATGCAATGTTTCAAACTATGATAAAAGCTTTCAAGGAGGTGAGCTGAAATGTTAAGCCCAGCAGAGGCAATCATAATAATTTTGATCTACATAACGATGTACTGCTCACTCAGGGCATTGAGTTATAAATGGAGGATAGAGCGTCTCCAAAACAATAATAGAGCGCTAAGGAAGGAATTAAGAAAATGAAATGTTTAAACTGCGAGATAGATGAGAAGGACAAAAAGTGCCCCTGTGCTGAAAAGACGGTGAACGACATTGTCCGTATGGAACATAGCCGGCAGAGAATAAAAGAAAAGGAGCTGGATCATTACTTTTGCAAATCAGTTGGCAGATCTAAAAAGATGAGGGGCGAGAACAAATGAAAAAAAGGACAGAGAGATGCGTTAAGTGTGGCTTGTGGTGGAACATAAGCAGATATGCAAGACTGCCGAAAGGCGGATATGTGTGTCCTGTCTGTAGAAATAAAAAAGCCCCCGGGACGGCAATCCCAAAGGGGGCACAGAAAATAAACCAATTTAAGTATACGGTATAACGCAAGAAAAATCAAGGAGGAATATATGTGAGATTACCGGGAATAAAAGAGGAAGCTGAAGAAGTTACCAGGCTAAAGGGATATTATATCCATCCCTATGAATGGAGCGATATGTTAAAAATGGCATCTCGTATATCGGCAATACTTGTTTCGCCTGCAGCAACAACAATGACCTATAAAAGGGCTCTGATAGTCCTTGACCTGGTAAGTATGTCGATAAAAGAGATGATAGCAGAAAGAGAGGCGGAAATCTGATGGAAAAGACTCATTGGAAAAAAGTCGTCTCAGATCCGAATTATATAGGTGAGGGAGACTTTCAGGAAGGACAAGAAATTATTGTAACAATCAAAAAAGTTGTATCACACGAAACTGTTAAGACTGCAGAAGGAAAATCAGATAAAGCAGTTTTGTATTTTGAAGAAGCATATAAGCCGATGATACTTAATGTCGCAAGATCAAAAGCAATTGCTAAGGTTGCAGGCTCTCCATATTTTGAAGATTGGCCAGGAATAAAAATCCAGCTGTATATTGAACACGGAATAAAAGCTTTTGGAGATGTTGTAAATGCAGTAAGAGTAAGACCGTTTAAACCAAGATTGGCTGTACCTAAGATTTATAAGTGTGAAAAATGTGGTAAAGAAGTACAACCATTTGGAAAGATGAGCGCTGAACAGATGGCTGCATATACGAAGGATAAGTATGGAGAAATCTTATGTTCAGAGTGTGCAACAGAAAAGGCAAATGTTAAGGAAGAAGCCGCAGAGCAAACTTCTAAGGGGGAAGATAAATGAGAACAAGAAAAATTTATATTAAAAATTTGTTTGGAATAAAAGAAACTGAACTTGATGGTTCCAGTGTTGAGATAACAGGAAAGAACGGAACGGGAAAGACAAGCGTAATAGATGCCATAAGATATGCTCTTACAAATGACAGTGATAGAGATTATATAGTCCGCAATGGAGAAAGCGAAGGAGAAATCCTTATTGAAACAGACACCGGACTATCAATTAACAGGAAAAAAAGAGTGCAGCAGGCGGATTATAAATCTATTAAGGAGAATGGACAGGCTATACAGAAACCGGAAAGCTTCTTAAATAAACTTTTTACTCCTATACAGCTCAATCCTGTTGAATTTGCTGGCCTGCCAAAACAGGAACAGAACAGAATAATTCTTGATCTTATAGAGTTTGACTGGGATTTAAACTGGATAAAAGAGCAGTTTGGGGAAATACCTGAAGGTGTAAATTATGAACAGAACATATTGCAGGTATTAGAGCAGATACAGGCTGATGACGGAGTATACTTCCAGCGCAGACAGGATTTAAACAGAGAGATAAGGAACAATAAAGCTTTCATTGAGGATATAGCAAAAGATTTGCCGGACCACTATGATGCAGAATGTTGGAAAAATTACGATTTGGGCGGTAAGTATCAGCATATAGCAAAAATAAAAGATGAGAATAACAAGATACAGAGAGCAAAAGCCTTTATTGATAGTTATAACAATAAAATCAGAGCTTATGAAGCAGAAAAGGAAATATCTATTTCTGCTGAGGAAAAGGCAATAGCAAGCGAAAGAGAAGGTTTACTCAGCAGTATAGAGAGAATGAAAGCTGAAATTAAGGCGGCAGAAGAAAAATGCAATAGCTTAAACAGTAAACTGGAAGATAAGAAAAGAATAGTTGAAGCTGAATATGATACAAAGGTTGCAAAACTGGATGGTGATATGCAGATCGCAAAGAAATATTCAGATAGAGAAACAATAGATATTTCTCAGCTTGAAGCAGAAGTTGATAATGCTGCAAAAATGATCAAGCATCTTAATGAATATGACCGAATGATTGATATGCAGAAAAGAAACGAAAAGCTCAAGAAGATGTCAGAAGAACTCACAGATAAAATTGAACTTGCACGATTCTTGCCGGGAGAAATTTTAAAAGATGCTGTTCTTCCAGTTGAAAACCTGACAGTTAAAGACGGTATACCGCTTATAAACGGGCTCCCCGTGAGCAATTTGTCTGAAGGTGAAAAACTTGATTTATGTGTTGATATTGCAATAAGCAAACCGAATGCTCTTCAGATAATCCTTATAGATGGAGCTGAAAAATTGAGTGATGAAAATAGAGCACACTTATATAAAAAGTGCAAAGATAAAGGTTTGCAGTTTATTGCCACAAGAACAACAAATGAAAACGAACTGGAGGTTACAGTTTTATGATACTTACAAATGAAAACTATTTTTCAAAAGAAGCAGATATGGAATATATGTCCGTATCTCAGTTTAAAGCATTTGAGCAGTGCGAAGCCGCTGCTCTTGCTTCTATAAAAGGAGAATGGGAGCAGCCGAAGACAACGGCGTTACTGGTAGGATCATATGTCGATGCACATTTTGAGGGGACTCTTGATTTGTTTAAGGCAAAAAATCCAGAAATATTTACCAAGCAAGGAACGCTTAAGGCGGAATATAAACAGGCTGAAGAGATCATTAATCGCATTGAATCGGACGAAGAATTTATGAAATATCTTGATGGAGAAAAACAGGTAATAAGAACCGGCGAAATAGATGGTATACCTGTAAAGATAAAAATAGATGCTCTTCACGATGATAAAATAGTTGATCTCAAAATAATGAAAGATTTTGCACCTGTCTGGAAAGATGGTCAAAGATTACCTTGGTTTATGGCTTGGGGTTATGACTTACAGGGAGCAGTATATCAGAAGATAGAAGGAAATAAAAAGCCGTTCATACTTGCAGCTGCATCAAAAGAGAAGGTAACTGATTTGCAGGGTGTAGAAATACCACAAGAGTTTTTAAATGAAAGATTAAATTATTTTATAGGTATGGTACACCGTTATGATGATATAAAAAAAGGATTAGAAAAAGCTACAAGATGTGAACATTGTGATTATTGCAAGGCAACTAAAAAGTTTGTTGTAAGAGATGCAAGAGAGTTTATATACGAAATGGAGTGAGCAAATGAACACAATAACAATACACGGGAGACTTGCAAGAGACCCGGAGATAAAATTTTTCAACGATGATAAAGCAGTATGCAATATATCAGTTGCGGTAAACAGAGCTTATAAAGATAAAGACGGAAATATAGTTGCAGACTTCTTTAACTGTGTGAGCTATAACAAGCAGGCTGAAATACTGGATAAATATTTTAAAAAAGGTGACGGAATATCTATCCAGGGGGAAATGCAGAACAACAAATATACAGATAAAGAAGGAAATAAGAAAGATAAGTGGCAGATCCGTATCGACAAATTCGATTTTGAACTTTTGAGGAAAGGTGACGGAGAGCCAGTCAGCAAGCCACTTGATACAGAACCGGGATTTGTCCCTGTAGACGAAAGCACGGACGATGAAGAACTCCCGTTTTAAGGGGTGATAAAGAATGCTTCTTATAGACACAAGGGACAAGCCTGACAAGATAAAACACATAACGGATTATCTCGACAGGCACAAAATACCATATGACCGAACAAAGCTTTATATAGGAGACTATCAGAGAGCAGATAATCCTCTCGTATTGATTGATAGAAAGCAGAACTTACTGGAAATGGCCAATAATGCCACCCAGGGACACGAACGCTTTAAGAGAGAATTAGAGCGCTTAACGGCTATAAATGGAAAAATGTATATATTAATAGAGGAAAATCTGAATAGTCTTGAAGACGTTCAAGAATGGAAATCCCCTGTAAAGAGGGATGGAACACCATATACAAAGCTGCAAGGAAGGACACTTTATAAAATTATGCTTTCCTGGCAGCACAGACACAATATTGAGTTTGTTTTCTGCCATAAAAACGGAACAGCAAAAAAGATATTGGAACTATTGGAGGTAGATGCTCGTGGAGCAGATAAGCATTAAACATTATACAGCCGATGAGTATCGTTTTTCCGAGGAGCCCTATGAGTTTTTGCTGTCGCTTTCTGATTTTCAGCGTAGTACCTGTCTGAACATTATGGCGGAGAACGCCAAGAAGGACTGCAAGATAACGAACTTCAAAACGATGTTCAGAGACTACTGCAAAGAGAAGAAACATAAAGGTACAGAACTTTCAACCAATAACAATGTGACTAACTTCGATGAGCAGCCTATGGAATTAAGCTGTGGTTCATATAAAGCCGATGACTACGGCATAATGACCTTTACTGATAATGGACCGATAACTGTATGCGTCCATCCGATTATGCCCATAAGAAGGCTTACAAACATTGATACGCTTACAGAAAAGCTGGAGCTTGCCTATCGCAAGGGGCGAAAATGGAAAACAATTGTTGTAGATAAAAAGACCATAGCCAGCAAGACAGCGATAATAGCCCTCGCCGACTTGGGAATAGCCGTTACAAGTGAAAATGGGGCTTACCTGGTCAAATATCTGCACGACATAGAAAACTATAACTATGAGCAAATACCGGAAAGCAACAGCGTAGGCCGACTTGGATGGATTGAAGGAGAAGGATTTGCACCTTATGTTGATAACCTAGTTTTTGACGGTGACGGAAATTTCAGGACATTTTTTGAAAGCGTAAAGGAAAAGGGAAGCTATGAAAAATGGCTTGACCTATGCAAAGAAATAAGAAAGACGAGCCTTTATGGAAGAATTGTTCTGGCGGCTAGTTTTGCATCAGCTCTTGTAAAGCCTCTAAACTGCCTGCCATTCTTTGTCCACCTGTGGGGAGGTACAGAAGTAGGTAAGACGGTAGGGCTTATGCTGGCAACATCCGTATGGGCCAATCCGGAGCCGGGCCGGTTTATGCATACTTTTAATTCAACAGCAGTCGGAAGGGAAAAGAGCGCCGCTTTTGTAAACTCTATGCCGCTTATTATGGATGAACTGCAGATAGTAAGCGATAAGAAACAGTTTGACAGAGATATATATATGCTCTCTGAAGGCGCAGGAAAGACTAGAGGAAACAAAACAGGCGGAGTAGATAAAACACCCACCTGGGCAAACTGCATCATTACAAGCGGTGAAATGCCCATTACAACATCATCGTCTGGCGGCGGAGCTGTAAACAGGATAGTAGAGATTGAATGTAAGGAAAAGCTCTTTCCAGATCCCCGTAAAGTAGCCGATACTGTCAGAGTTAATTTTGGATTTGCAGGACGTAAATTTATTAAATGGGCTGAAACAGATGGGAACATTGAAAAGGCTAAGGACATATTCAATTCCTACCGTAGAGACCTTGAGAAGTCAGATGTTACAGAAAAACAGACAATGGCCATATCCCTTGTCCTTACGGCGGACAGGATAATAACGGAATTGTTTTTCCGTGACGATAATTCATTGAAAATAAGTGAAGTCACAGAGTTTTTAAAAACCAGAAGTGAAGTAAGCGCAAACGAAAGAGCTCTTGAGTACATATATGACTACATATCAATTAACAGCCTGAGATTTGAGCAGGATATAGACGATAATAAGGGCGAAGTATGGGGTGTAATAAACAATGATTACATCTGCATTATAAGGGCTATTTTCAACCGCATATGTGATGAAGGCGGCTTTAATCCGCAGGCGGTGTTGTCGTGGCTTAAACAGAATAAAAAAATTGAGTTCAGCAAAGGTTTTACAAAAACAAAGAAGATTAGAGGAGAACCGGTAAGCTGTGTATGGCTGATAAAGGAGAAAGAAGAGGAAGAAGTTGGTGAACTTGACAAGGATTGCCCCTTCTAGGTGTGACATTAGCCGCAATATACAAAAAAGTCACACCAAAGTCACACCTCAAAAACCCAGTAAAATCAAGGGCTGCAGGGCACAGGTGTGAAAGTGTGACGGTGTGACGAAAAAATATACCCCTTATATAGGGTATATATAGAGCGTATGTTGTAAGACAAGAGATAGTATGTATATATACTTTCTATAGAGAAAAAATCGAAAAAATGTCACACCTTCACACCGCAGTCCAGAAACCCAGTAAAATCAAGGCTTCAAGCGGTGTGAACCTAAGTCACACCACTTCACACCCTTCACACCTTTTGGAGATGATCAGATGGATAGAATAAAAGAAATAAAAGAACGAGTCAGTCTTGAAAATATTATTCGTGATGCAGGAATACATCTGAAAAACAATATGGCCTGCTGTCCGTTCCATAATGAAAAGTCCCCATCATTTTCTGTAAAAGGAGAAAGATATAAATGCTTCTCCTGTGGTGAAGGTGGAGATGTGATAGATTTTGTCAGCAATTATTATAAAATATCCCCTCTGGATGCTGCAAGGAAGATAGACAGTGATTATAACCTTGGTATCTTTCGAGAGCTTACAGAAAATGAAAAGAGAGATATTAAAAGACAGGCTGAAATAAGGAAAAAAGAAAAAGAGTTAAAAAAAGAGTTTGAGCTTACAAGGGATAGGATCTATCTGAAAAAATGTGATGAATATAGAATACAGCAGAAAATAATGCAGCTGTCTGACCCTAAGATATATGGAATAAATGATTTCTATGTAGAAGCTTATAACAGGGTGCAATCACTGGAACATTGGTTTGAGGAGGAAAAATTATATGTATATGACAAATGAAGAAGCGCAGGAATACAGGCACCTCCTGGACAGAAAGAAAAAAGCTCTTTCTCTTGACAGGAAAGAAAGAGAGAAGTACCCGGAAGAGTGGGAAAAAATAGTTGAAGGAACAGATAAGAAAGTATTGGACTATGTATACTTTGTTATTGGTCCTCAAAGATTGGAAGATGCCCCGGGTAAACGAGTAGGTGCCATACTTGATATAAGAACTGTATGGGAGGACCTTGTCGAGTTTGAGAAAAACGGAGAGGGCAGAAAAATAGAGCAGATCGCTAAAGGGATAAAGTCATTATATGATGCATTGGAGGAAATAGATTATGGAACAGGGGAAGATTGAATGTGCAAAAGCAGAAGATAGAGACAACCTTGTTATGATCTTAGCAAGAAACGGTTACACAGTAAGACAAATAAGAGAAAAGAAGCCAAAGGGTAATGCTTACTCATACTATGTTGAGTATTCAAAAACTTGATGTAATGGCCATTTACATAGAATTAACCGGCAAACCTATACACAAAACTGATTAACTATATATTGGTCGATGAATGATGTCAACACTCGCCGGGTACACGTGAGGGGGGATGTCAACAAATTTAATATGAAGGAGGAAAAATATGGAGTTTATAGACCTTTTTGCAGGAGTTGGCGGCTTTCGCCGAGGAATGGAACTTGCAGGACATAAATGTATCGGGTTTTGTGAATACGATAAATATGCAGTTGGCAGCTATACTGCTATGCACTTGATGACGGATGCAGAAAGAGAAAATATAAAGAGCTTACCGATGAACAAAAGGCTGTCGGAAGTATTAAAGGAGGGATACAGGCATAATGAGTGGTACAGTAATGACATTAGACGATTGCGAGCAGATGACATTCCCAGAGCTGACGTGTGGTGCTTTGGATTTCCCTGCCAGGACATCAGTGTTGCCGGAAAACAAAAAGGACTTGCAGGAAATAGAAGCGGACTTTTTCACACAGTTATTAAGCTTATCGAAGATACAGAAGAAGAAAATAGACCCTCAATGTTATTCATTGAAAATGTTAAAAATTTATTATCTATCAATCGAGGATACGACTTTCTCACCGTTCTCGTTGAACTGGACAAAATCGGGTATGATGCAGAATGGCAGGTTATCAACTCAGCCGATTACGTTCCGCAAAACAGAGAGAGAGTATTTATTATCGGACATCTTAGAGGACGAAGTGGACGAAAAGTATTTCCTATCGAAGCAGCAGACAGAAAAAATAGTGTTTCAATAATTAGACATAGAGACGGATATAGAAGAAACAGCCAGACTTACAGCCCTGACGGTATAACAGAAGCGTTAGACACAGCAGCAGGAGGCGGACGTGGATTCAATGTTGCACAGCCTGTATTTTGCGATATGAGTTACGGAAATGGAATAAACATTTCTGAAACAGCCTCCTGTCTGCAAGCAAGATATAACAAAGGCGTTACAAACAGAAAAGGTGAATGTACTGGGGTTGCTATTCCTGTTCTTACACCTGACAGAGAAAACAAACGACAAAATGGTAGAAGGTGTAAAGAAAATGGAGAGGGTATGTTTACTTTGACTTCGCAGGAAAGACACGGAGTAATGGTTAAAGCAAAACCTAAAGGTGTTTTTAGAACAGTACGAAATGAATATGGGAAAAAAATACGTTCGCAATATGAAAGTGGAAAGTTAAAGATCAGCCGTCATAAATTTTTAGAATATGAAATAAAAAATGATGGTTGCACAAACACACTTAGCACAGTCCAAAAAGATAATTTACTAGCTTTAGAAGTGGATAACTGTAGCAAACTGATGCCCGTTTGGTCTGAAAAATATAACTGTTATCTAGCTATACGAAAATTAACACCTAAAGAGTGTTTTCGCCTACAAGGCTGGACAGATGAATATTTTGAAAGAGCAGCACTTGTAAACAGTGACAGCCAGTTATACAAACAAGCAGGAAATGGAGTTACAGTTCCAGTTATATATGAGATAGCTAGGAGGATATAAAATGGCAAGCGGATCATTCCTACAGGTTCACGTTCTGTGCCCATTCTATAGATGCGACACTAACCGCCCATCAGTAATCCAATGTGAGGGCGTGGAGGAAAACAATAAAATATCATTATTTTTTAAGAACATAGCCGATAAAAAGGACTATATGGGACGCTTTTGTATGAAATATGAATATGACCGCTGCAGAGTGTTTCGCGCGGTTTATGAACAGTATAGAGAAAGATAGGAGGATATAAGATGGAATACGAAGAAGCTATAAGATATTTAAAAATTTTAAAACATTATACAGATAATGATAGTGTTGGAGAATTGCACAAACAGGCTTATGATGTTGCGATAAAGGCGTGTAAAAAGCAGACACAGAAAAAGCCAAGTTATTACGGAGACGAAGATGACAGAAAAATTCTTTGTCCTTATTGTGAAACGGATTTATACGATGATAGAGAATGTGGCTTTAATAATTGTCCTTATTGCGGACAGGCTATCAACTGGGAAGGGGCGGAAGAGAACGAATGATAATAAATAAGTGTATTGTTGTTTCTGATTATGCAACTGATTGGTTAGAAAAAGTCATAAATCAAGCTAACCTTGATGGATATTCTCTTTTATCGGTGGTTATGGCAAAAAATAAATATAATTGTGAATGTATGTATTTGTTTTTTGAGAAGGAAATACAGGAGGCAGAAGAATGACCGAATACATAAGCAAACAGAAATTGATAAAAGCCATAGAGGATAAGCGTCCGTTAAATTGGAATGATACGGAAGCAGAACTGGCAGAGCAGGGAGTATTTGATTATATTATAGACTTGATAAAGGATTTTAATGATGATGAAACAAGCCGTATTAACGAACTTAAAGAGGCCGACAAAGAGGGCAGCTGTACTCCCAAAAATTACAAAGGAGAAATTAGAATGAGTAGATTAAGCGAGATTTTAGGCGTGCCGGAGGGGCAGGAGTTTACATATACAAATAATAGTTATATTTGTAAAATTGAGAATGGTATTTTAAAAAGAAAAGAGGATGAAACTTGGGTAAATCTTAATTCCGTTTTGTGCTTAATGATAAAATATCCCGAAAATATAAAAATTATTCCAACAAAACCAAAATTGAGCGAACAGCAGAGGATTGCTATAAAAGGCAGAATTGCTGAAGGTTGGAAATATATTGTCAGCGAGGATGGTTGGAAATATTGTTATAAGGAAAAACCTTGGAATGATAATAAAAAAAGCGATTATTTTACAAAACGATTAGAGCGTTCTTTAGCTAACGAAGCAGTTTTTGATTTTGTAGAGGATGGCAAGTGCTTTTACTTGCCTGACTTGATTGGAGATGAAGAAGAATGAAAGAAAAAACACTACAGGAAAAGCTGGAATTTATAGCAGACTGCGACTTGCTTTGCAGTGTGTGTTTGTATAGATCTGAGTGTTCAGGTGGAGTATCAGGAGGACCAAACGGACCTATGTATCCTCCGTGTGCTGATAGCGGTGTGAATGTAAATTCAGGGTTATATGATGAAGATGCGATTGAGGAAGAATATGAGGCGATAATGGAGGGAGAAGAATGATAATCAAAACAGTTAAAGGTGCTATGATGACATTAAGGGGTATAAGCCCAAACATAGATATTACAGTTCGCATTCAAAATGACAATAAAGGGAAAAGTATTTCACTTGCTAATGAGGAATTAGGAATTATGCTTTTTATACCATTAGAACCAGTAGAAAAAGAGCTTGCGGAGGTGCTTAAGAATGACAGATGAAGAAAAATGCAGACTGAAAGTGGATGAAGGCGAGATACTTGCTCACTACGGATTTGAAGCGCAGGTGCAGCAGTTAAAAGAAGAATTGATTGAGCTGTTCGATGCAGCAACTGGTTACATAGAAAAGACAGACACAAAAGAACATTTCTTGGAAGAGATTGCAGATGTAAGAGTTATGTGCGATCAGATGACTATACATTTTAATGCAGGCGACAAGGTAGAAGAAATAATGAAGTCAAAGGTAAAGAGACAGTTAAATAGAATTGGAAATGAAATAAGAAAGAGCGCAAAGGGAAAACATTAAACTTTATAATATGGACGTATAGTTGAGGAGGAAAAATTATGAATAAAGATATTAATTTTATTACAAGTATGAAAGCATTAGAGTCAACAACTGAGATGTTGTTAATCTTAATGTCGATTAACAAACTTTTGATTGAAAAAGGTGTATATACAGAAAAAGAATTTGAGGAGTGCCATGATAAATTAGAAAAAGAAGATGAAGAATTAAATATGATCAAACAGGCAATGGCGTTTTTGAAATACTTGGGTTAATGGAACTAAACAGGAGGCGGAACACGTTGGGTAAAACTATCTATTGTCCATTTATGTTTATGGACTACAAAGAAAAGAAAGGCCGAAGGTGCATACACTGTGAAAGAGGCGAGATTACTTTCGGAGACGAACGTGAACTGAAAGATTATATCGGCTTGTACTGCGGATCAATAGACAACTGGCCGTCTTGCAGCCTTGCCGATAGTGCCACAAGATATTACGAAAGAATAGAAGAAAACAAATAAAGGAGAGTATTAATAATGAGTAAGAAAAGAGATCGTTTAAGAGCAGCACTGGCAAATAAGTATAAGGAAAGATATAGAGGCGTAGTAAGCCGCAGCTTCGCATACATATATAGGCTTGAAAACGAACTTGAGGGTGCAAGACAGATAATGGACGTGTTGGCAGCATATATAACGCTACTTGTCAAAGAAGAACATAATGGCTGTGTGGAAATTAAAAAAGCTGATTTAGCCGGTGCACTGGAAGAATGTGAAAGTGTGGCTATGTCAGAATCACAGGACGGAAAGTCTTATGTAATTCATATTAATAAGTGCGAGAAATAAAAAGAGGGCTTATGCCCTCTTTTTTATATATTCATCTATTATGTTCAAAATAAACTGGTTAAGGCTCACATTTTCTTTTGCAGCCATTTCTTTGTATAATGTTTTTTTTTCATTACTTAAGTATAGCCTGATTTCTGATACTTTTTCTCTATACTTTTTTATAGCTGCTTTCTGTGCTGGGGTGTATTTACTCATTTTA